ATAACGGCCTCATTCAATTATCTCAAGGTCTAGCGTCAGGCGTAGTACGTGGAGATGAGCTACGGTCCATTCTGGAGCAACTACCTGCCGTCGCGGACGTTATTTCTAAACAACTAGGAATTACTCGCGGAGCTTTAAGACAATTTGGTGAACAGGGAAAAATTACTGCTGAGGTGGTAATAGAAGCATTTAGAAATTCCGCTGATGAACTCACTGAACAATTTGCCAAGACTATTCCAACACTAGCACAAGCCTTTGTAGTACTTAGTGGTGCGGCAGTAAAAGCATTTGGTGAGTTTGGTAAAGCCACAGGAATAACTAGCGCTCTCGCTCAAGCGATGATTTTCTTAGCAAATAACATAGAAGTTATAGTAAAGTTATTAGAAGTGCTAACTGTAGTTCTTGGTGTAAGACTCGCTGTTGCGGGATTTGGAGTTGCCACTAGAGCGGTTCAAGCATTTACTCTAGCATTAGCTGCTAATCCAATTGGATTTATTCTTACAGCAATAGTAGCAACAGTCGCGGCTCTTGTTGCATTTAGGAATGAGATTAAATTATCATCTGACGGACTTGCCACACTCGCTGATTTAGGTACAGTGGTATTTGATACAGTGAGTGAGGCATTTAAAGGATTCTCAGAGTTATTCACTGATGAGTTTAAGATAGTAAGTGAGGTCCTAGATGAGTTTTTCGGCGATTTTGATTTCTCTCTAAGAGGAGCACTAAATTTATTTGCCAGATTTGCAGATGCTATTGTTGGTATTTGGCTCGGAGTATTTAACGCAATAAAAGAAGTATTCAAAGGGTTGCCTGACGCGTTAGAAGAAATATTTACAGATGCAATTAATGGGGTTGTTGGTATAGTAGAAGATGGTATTAATACTATTATAGAAGCAATTAATGTTGTTTCAGATTTCGCAGGACTTGATACGATTGCCGGAGTAGAGTTAGACAGAATAGCGCAAGGTGCTGGCGGAGCATCCCGTGAATTAGGTAATGCAATAGCAGATGGATTTACAGAAGGTCTCGACTTTAGACTCGTTCAGGAAGGCGTAAACGTTTTATTTGACAAAGCAGAGGAAGTTGCTCGTAAGCGTATTCTAGCAGAACGTCAAAGACAAATTGCTGAAGCGGCATCTCTAGAACAAGCAAGAGGAGGCGAGGGACCAGTAGTAAGAGGTCAAGTCCGGGCTGTATTGGACGATTTAGCCAAACAAGCAAACCTATTAAGACTATCTAGTAACGAACGCGAGATTCAAAATGAACTCCTTAAGATAGAGCAACAATTGAAATTAAAATTAAATGAGACTGAGAAACAGTTACTAGAGCGAGCGTTAGAACTTAATCAGGAACTTAAACTTCAATCAGAAGTACTCGAGAGTATTAAAGGTCCGCAAAATGAACTCATAGACCAACAAGAAGCATTGAATGCCTTGTACTCTGATGGAAGAATAACTCTACAAGAGTTCAACAATGAGATGCTTAATCTAAGACTTCAGCAAGCTGAGTTGAATATTGAGTTAGGTGAGGGTACTTTCTTCGACGGTTTCTTATTAGGTATTGAGAGAATGATTCAGTCTGTCAGAAACTTTACGGCAGAAGCTGGTATGTTATTTGGCGATTTTTTCCAGTCGTCATCTGAGGGATTTGCGAGTGCTATAGCTGACTCAATCATATTTGGAAAGAGTTTCACTGAGACAATTGGAAATGCAGCGCGATCCGCACTAGCTGATTTGTTAGGGGGACTGATAAAACTCGGAATTCAGTATGTAATAAACGCTAGTCTCGGTGAAGCCGCGTCATCCGCTGCGACAGCAGCAAGCTTAGCACAAGCCGGTGCGGTAGCAGCTGCGTGGGCAACTCCAGCGGCCTTAACATCTCTCGCGTCATTCGGAGCTAACTCAGCTCCTGCAGCTGCCGGTATCGCGTCAACTGTCGCGCTCGCTAATGCGTTATCATTAACAGGAATCGGCGGATTCGCGAACGGCGGTTTCGTATCTGGTCCAGGTACAGCTAGGTCTGATAGTATTCCAGCGGTGTTAAGTAACGGAGAGTTTGTAGTTAACGCACAAGCAACCTCTAGATTTAGACCTATATTAGAGCAGATAAATAATCCTAAACAATTCCAAAGTGGTGGAATGGTTGATGCTAATGGAACAAGTGCTCAGACTCCTCAAGCAGCAGGAAATGGACAGCGAGATAGTACACCCATAAATATAATTAATGTCATGGATCCAAGTGTAGTTCAAGATTTCATGGCAAGTTCTGCGGGCGAAGAAGTTATAGTTAATACTATTGAGAGAAACGCGAGCTCAGTACAACAGATTTTAAATAACAATTGATCGAGGAACAACTATATGTCTATGCAAAGATCCGTCGGAACAACCGTTGGACCAGGAACTAATACCGTCGCAGATGCCACAAGTAACTTTGACGCGCTTGATAAACTTAAGGATTTTCTCACGGGAGTAACCGCGGGAAATCCAGTAGCATTACCTGTAATTGAGAGATGGACAGTTCTTAAAGACGACGTTATCACAGCTCCGACTCCGTCTGTAAGTGGTAACCGTGAACTCTATCTTAGAGGTCCTGGATTATCTGGAACAGATGCTATTTTTGTGAATATCAAAGCACTTGATAGTATATCCTCAAATGTCTTTCAGTGGAAGATATCAATGGCCACAGGATTCGATGGTGGACAAACTTTTGACAACCAACCAGGAGCCACTCCTTTTGCAAGTTGGTTGACGTTAGATAGATTTCCGGCGGGAATGCCATTTTGGTTCATTGCGAGTGGTAGAAGATTCATATGTATATTTAAGGTCGTGACTACATATGTCGCTTGTTATGCCGGATGGTATCTTCCTTACGCGACTCCTACAGAATTTCCTTATCCAGGATATTTAGGAGGTAATACGTCAGAGTTTGGTAATAGAGTTGACACTACTAACTATGAGATGGGTAATTTTTATGACGCTCCTGTTAAAGATTTTAATGAGGCCACAGGATCGTTAAGACATAGAGACGGCACCTGGAAAAGTGTCGGTAGTTATAATTCGAGTACAGGAGCCATAAGACCAAGTTCGGTAACGCAAGTTAATGCATTTATTCAACCATTTGATTGGCGGAGAAGTGCCATTACTCCAGAGTATTTTCTTATTAATAATGCCGATGGTTCATACCCCGTATTTCCCACTGTATTATATACTGAACAATCTGGCGGTAATGTCTACGGAGAGTTAGATGGAGTGTGTTATACTCCTAGTAGAGGTAACTCTACTGAAAGCACGATTACAATTGGTTCAGATGTGTATCTTGTAATTGATAATGTCTATCGCGCTACTGAAGCCTACGTGGCAATTTTATTAAAATAGGAGAGTCGCATGGCCAAACAAACCGCTACAAATTTAACGAGTATAGATGCAATTATATCTGCTTTTGTTACTTTCGCAGCAGCAAATGCTGGTTTTACAAATAATGGAACAGTAGTAATAGGCTCAGATACTTTATACAGATTATCTAGAACTACTGCTACAATTACGACTCATTGGGGTTTTAGAAACGAGACTATTGTTCAGACATCTAGATCCGATAATGGAATAACTTCTAGAATGATGACTGTTTTACCTACTGCTGCTAATTGGGATACTGTCTCACTTGGTCAACGTAAAAAATCACGTACTGGATTTTTTGATTTAATTCCTAATTATCCGTCGTATACATTTTATGCAGACGGAACTAATGCATACGCTGTTATTGAGGTGAGGACTAATCTTTTTACGTACTTATGTATTGGAAATATAACAAAGATAGGTACATTTACTGGGGGAGCTTTTCTTCAGGCAACAGATGACCTTCAATCAGTGGGTGTTTGGGAAGGATATCAACAGGTTGGCGGTAACTCACCGCGTAATAATAATGCTTTATTTTCAACCAGAGGTGTAACTAGTGCTTTTCTTTATGCAAACTACGTAAGACACCATACTACAGGTGGTACTCTAGATTTTATGAGATTTGGAGGTCAAGATAGTCTAGGGGACCAAAATTTCGGATGTGGATCTCTCCCTCCTATGGCCGGTAGTATCGGTAATTTTGTCTCTATAGTTGATGTTAACGATTGCCAGTTGAATTATTGGGCTAGACCATTTCACGCTGCTCCTAGTCCCACGACATTAAGATCTCCAATATTTGTTCCTTATGTTTTTAGACAAGACTCAGCTACACTTAGAGCAAGATGTATTGGATTTGTTGAAAATTTTGGAGCTGTGAATATGTCGTCTTTAAACCCTAAAGATTTGGTTAACACAGATTGGAGAGTATTTCCTCTAGGACAAAAATCTGGAGATAATACTGTCGGACCGGTTACAGGTATATACGGATATGCCTTTAAAGAGATTCCATAATGGCTGCTTTTACGGGTTTTAAACTTGTCGCAAATCGCGGAGATGCTGCCTCGCCTGACACTGCGATTCGTCAGGCGTTTTATAACGCTGTAGTCTTTAATGATCCTAATGGTAATGCAGTAAATCAAGGAAAAGCAGGTTTTTTCGGTGCAAAAAGCGCAACCACATTAATTTCTGTTAAGTCAGCTAATAAAACAGGTCAAAAACTTCAAGGATACGCGGATATATTCTATAATAGAATGCTAATAACTCCTAATCCTCTTAATGTTGGTAATATAACTGCTGATGTAGTTAGAACACTAAAAGTATTTAATGCATTTTTCACGTCAAAGACTCTTAACAGCATCACCTCTAATAACTTAGATGGGATTATACTAACAGGTCCTACTACGCCTCTAGCACTTTCGAGTTTACAAGAAGTCGATTATATCTTAAACATATCTGTTAGTGAGGGACCTCCAACTATAGATGGAAATTATTTATTTGACTTTGAAGTTGGTGTTAATGATATTACTGTTGATGTAACAGGCTCTAGAGTTTTAACATTGCCGCATTTATTTCAACCAGGACTTCAGGAATTAATAAATTTTAGTACTAAGATAATAACTTCTAATAACGGAAAAGAACAGCGAATGAAACTTAGAAGTTCTCCTAGACAAGAGTTTGTGCTTGACATCGCGATCACTCCTGGAGAGATTCCCGAGTTAGACTTATTATTATATGAGTGGAGAGCTAATAACTTCGCTCTTCCAATATCTTCTGAGTCTAGATTTTTAATTTCTCCGACGTCTACTTCTAGCCCTAACATCGCCGTCAACACTGAGTTCGCTGATTTTAGAGTTGGAGGTCTAGCTGTGATATACGCAGACCCTCAAGATTTTGAGTTAGTTGAGATTGTCTCACTCACAACTAATGAGATTGTAGCTAACAGTAACATATCAAAGATATATGGGACAAGCGCTTTAGTTATGCCTGTTAGAATAACTATATTAAGAGGTAATCCAGTTAGAAGTACTGACGGAAAGCAACAAAGACTAAAAGCAACTTTTCAGTCAATAGAGAATATTACTCTGCCCACTAGTCCCTCAGTACAACAGTACAAGAGTCTTGATGTATTCTTAGACGAACCGTTAACTATTAACGGATTTGCTCCTGATAGCTATAATAAGAGAGTCGACATAATAGACTATGGTACCGGAGTCTTGGATACATTTTCTCCTTGGTTAAAGACAAAGACTCAAAGAAATTTCGGATTACAATTTGATGACGCAGAACAATCTTGGACTTTTAGACTTTGGTTACATAGAAGAGAAGGTAGACTTCGCCCCTTTTGGATGCCGACATTTGAGAGTGATTTTACCTTGATTACAGTAGGACTATTGGACATACAGCTTCAAGTCGTGAATGAGGGACAGAACACGTTATCTACTGAGCGAAATGATTTAGCCATAAGAGACACCAACGGAACTTGGTTGTTTAGAGAAATAATCTCAATTATTCCTTCAGGAAATGATTTACTTGTGACTGTTGATACTTCTATTGGTATACAATCTGACACAGTTGATTTAATATCTTTCATGGGAAGAAAAAGACTTTTCTCCGACAGAGTAGGAATAACTTGGACAGGTAATAATACTGGACGAAGTTCAGTTCCAATGATTGAGATAAATAACTAGGAGATATACATGACCTTTGGTCCCATCGAAGTTTCTGAATTTTTTCAACCTTTGGAACTCTATCATTTTAATCGTGGAGTAATGGACTGGTTTTTTACGTCTGCGGACACTGATATAACATTTGAGACAAATTTATACGAGGCTGTTCCAATTAAAAGAAGTAAAATTATATCGACTCAAGATTTAGGAAAAACAGGTTTAAAATTAACTATGAGTAGACGAGTCTCATTTTTAGACCAATTTATCGCTACATCTCCGACGGACGTTATAACTCTGACAGTGACTAGAATTCATTCAGGGGATACTGATAAGGCCATTGTCTGGAGAGGAAGAGTTATTAATGTTAAATTTAAAGAGAATGAGTCAGAGGTAAGTTGTCAACCTATATTTAGCTCATTAAAACGTCCTGGTCTAAGACGAGTATATCAACTTAACTGTCCTCATGTTTTATATGGAAATGAGTGTACTCTAATAAAAACAAATTTTGATATAGCTGCCACTTTGAGTGCTGTATCTGGAAATATATTAACAAGTACTTCTTTCATAGTTAGTATTAACGCAACCTTTGATGCCGATCATTTTGTCGGAGGATTCGTTGAGTTTGATAATGCTGGACTTATCGATAAAAGATTTATTACAGAACATAACAATAGTGCGGGAACAATAACTTTAAATCTTCCATTTGGGAGTGAGGTGATTGTAGGAAGTAGCGTGACAGCTTTTCCAGGATGCAGACACACAACAAGTGTATGCTCAGGTAAGTTTAGCAATATCGCTAACTACGGTGGATTTCCATTTATTCCTCAGAAAAATCCGATGGACGGCACACCTGTTTTTTAGGAGAAATTTATGTCTTATTTAATTTATGCTCTTATTGTCGTTATAGTTGCAGTTGCTTTGCAGCCAAAACCTCCTGGAGTAAAACCCGCCTCACTCAGTGAGATAGATGTTCCTACTGCACAACAAGGCAGACCTATACCAAAAGTGTTCGGAACTTATGTCGTTCAAAGTCCTAATATTGTTTGGTACGGAGATTTAGGATATAACAAAGTAACTAAGAGCGGCGGAAAATGAATAATGTCACTATGGCAGATGCGAGAGCTTCTGTTCCTGGAAATAAAGCGACGTATTGTTCGAGAGGAGTTCGTTTATTTTTTCAGAAATATAATTTGAACTTTAGTGATTTTCTGAGAAATGGAATAGACGAAGAACTATTAATTGCGACAAATGATTCAATGGCGCTAAAAGTGGTGGAGGTGGCTCGTGGGCGGCGGCAGTAGTCAGACGATAGGATATAGATATTTTATGGGATTACACATGGCTATAAGTCATGGCCCTGTAGATAGTGTCAACCGAATATATGTAGGAAAAAGAATATTAAGTCCTACTATTCTTGGTGGAGGCTTAACTGTTCCTATAATAGCGAATAGCACAACCACTTTTATAGACCCTGCTTTGCTTGGTGGTTCTGAGAAAGAAGGTGGTATTGTCGCGGATATTGACTGGGAATTTGGAGGTTCCTCTCAAACTGTTAATACTTATCTGTCTAGTCAATTTGGAGCTGGAGTTACTCCTGCATTTAGGGGAGTGACGTGCGCTGTATTTAGAAAAACTGCTGCGGCTGTAGGTGGAGCTTTCATTAGTCCATCAGGCGGTGGATATCTAACTGCAATGACTCCTTATCCAAAGCCTTGGGCTTTTGAGGTCACTGATATTCCTGGTGGAACATTTAACATCACTAAACAAAAAATTAATCCAGTTAGTTTCGGAGGAGTTGATATAAGTTCTGCGAACGGCGGACATATAATACACGATGCACTAACTAATACAGACTGGGGATTAGGATATCCTGAGGCAGAATTAGACTCAGCTTCTTTTACGACAGCGACTGATACTCTACATGCCGAAGGTTTTGGACTATCTCTTGTCTATACGAATCAGAGTACGATGGAAGAATTTATACAGCAGATTCTAACTCATATTAATGGAGTGTTATATCCTGACAGACAAACCGGTAAATTTAAACTTGTATTAATTAGGGATGATTTTACTGCTGCGACTCTTCCTATCTTTAACGAGACTAATATCGCTGCTTTACAATCTTTTGAGAGACCAGCATTTGCAGAAATGGTTAATGAGATAGTAATTAAATATCGTAAGAGAGGAGACTTAGAAGATAAGTCTATATCCTCTCAAGACTTAGCGTCAATTCAGGCTCAAGAAGGAATAGTCTCACAGACTTCTGAATTTCCAGGAATCGATAGCGATGATATTGCTGGTATAGTAGCAGCTCGTGAATTAAAACAATTGTCTACTCCTCTAGCTAAAGTAAGATTCGTCGCTAATAGAGAGGCGTGGGATGTTAATCCAGGAGATGTCGTTAAATTCAGTTGGACTGTTCTTGGAATTAGTGAGATAATAGTTAGAGTAATCTCTGTTGACTATGGAAGTCTAGAGAATGGTCTTGTGGGAGTAGATGCAATAGAAGATGTATTTGGTCTTCCAATTAACGAGTTTACTACTCCATCAGATACTGGATGGGCAGATGAGATAGCGCCTCCGGTTGCGGCTAATAACGCGGTAATAACAGAATTTCCGTTCTTTATTATTCAGACAACTCTACCTTTCGACATAACAAGTGTTCTAGATAGCGATGACGCATTCTTACAATCTTCGACAGAGCCGCCTACCTCAACAACATTTAATATGAGATTAAATACTAGAATTGGTGCAAATGATTTTGTTGAAGTTGCGACAGGAATACCTACTCCTACCGCTCAACTCGTATCAACTCTAGATAGGGCGACTAAAACCAGCATATCAATTGATACTATTTTGGGGAATGTAGGAGCTGTTGAGGTTGGCTCATTCGCTTATATCGGAAATGAAGTAGTTAGAGTTGACTTAGTTAATTTAACTACTAATGTTGTAAATCTTGGTCGCGGATATATGGATACAGAGC